CAGATTTCAAGACCGCCACCGTATTGGTGGACGCTTGGGACATAGACCGTGTCACCGAAGCTTTCTTCGAGTGCGGCGCGATTATGGTATCCACTAAGGAGGAGGAATGAATTACCCATCAGGAGTGTCGGGCAACGAGTACCAGATTGCGGGGCCTGACGCTTACCTAGAAGTAACCGAGACCGTGCTGTGCTTCAACCACGATTGCAAAATGTTCGAGGTTGAGCAAGAGCTGGAGTTTGAAGCCGAAGCCTACGGCGGGGAAATCTCAGGCAACTTCACTTGCCCCACTTGCGGCACGGAAGACGAGTGGACAGGGGAGGTCGGCTAATGGCTACCACGGCGCTAGTCACGGCTTTCCCACAATGCGACATAGGTTGCGGCGGTGTGGCACAGTACGACGCGGCAACAAAGTTCGGCCCTTGGGCTTACCTTTGCGAGATTTGTTTTGAGGATTACACCACAGGTCAGCTCGGCACGGGGTTTGGACAGCGACTACAGATAGACAAGGGGTAAAAATTATGAGAGATTATGTAGAACGCCTGGAGGAAATCCAGGAGGACTTGCCAGAGGGCGAGGAAGCCACGCACGAGATGGTTATGGAGCGGCACTACAGCGAAGCTGATGCAGACCGCGACACGCTCGAAACTGATAGTTGACATTAGTTGTAAAGTATTATAGAGTTTCACTATCTCCACTAGATGGAGCCAGAACGACAAACGAAAGAGACAAAGATTATGGGTCATTCACACTACATACATAGAGACATAGTTCGCTCAAGCGGACCAGGCGCTTACCTGAGATTCACAAATGGCGTTGAAAAGATTTTTGCCGAGGCTAAAACCCGTGGCATTGAAATCGGAGACGCTATGGGCGAGACAGCTACACCAGAGATTACCGAGACCCGTGTAGCTTTCAATGGTATGGGCGACGACGCACACGAAACATTCTCTTGGCACGCCGTATCACCGCGCCAACCAATGCACGCCGTAGGTCAGCCAATGCTGTTCGACTTCTGCAAGACCGCCCAAAAGCCTTATGACACCGTTGTAGTAGCTGTGTTGCTATGGCTCAAGGATTGCTACACCGATGCCGTTGAGATTAGCTCAGACGGCTACTGGTCAGAGTGGTATGACGGGCGCGACCTTTTCCGCACGGTATTCGGCTTTGAGGCCGAGGCACCGTTTGAACTTGAAGTAACTACCTAACACCGAAAAAGAGAGCGCGGGCCCACCCCCTTCGGGCCCGCGTTTTTTTCTGCCCGAAATCCGATGACCAGCGGGCAGGGGTAAAAATTTAGGCAGGGACGGCGCTCGCAGATTGCTGCTTCTCCAGAGGAAAAGATTTTTGCAGATTGACTTGACAAGTGCAGATAGATAACATAATGTATAACTACATCGCAACGAACGAAGGAGACACGATGAAGAGTTACCAGAACACCGTCACAGAATGGCGTGAGTATTTTGAAGCCCTAGAAGCAGCGGGCATAGGCACGGAGCTTGTTGCTTGTGCTATCTGGACTAAGGAGTCCGTAGAAGAAGCTGTGAGCGTTCACGGCTACCGCCTAGAAATGACTCAGGACGAGTGGGCACGCTTTGCCCGCAAGACTGAAGAGTACTGGGAGAACTTCGATGAGAACGACCTTGACGCGGTTGTTTCAGAGTTCGACTTGTCACACGAAGGCGAGGAGTAAGATGGTGCGGGTAGTGGAGTGCCCGAACCACCAAGGCGCTTTCGACTGCACGCCCTTTTGCAATCTATGCGAAGGCGACCAAGAGTACTCAGAGAGGGGTAAAAATAATGCCAAAGGGAAAGTTCAAGCGCAAGAGGGCACCGAAGCCACCCCAGAAAGTATTGAGTTACTTTGCTGCTGACGGGAGCTACGGCAACGCCGAAGGTTATGTGCTGATGGAGACCACCTACTGGAACGAAGTGGACTGGGACATCATTGAAGATACGAGTGAGATGTTCAGACCAATAGTCTCACGGCTCATCACAGAGTCCTACGAACTAGACGCAGATGAAGAGGGGCTACGAGCTGCTTTCGAACGATACGGCGTCGACCTCAGCAAGTATGGGGATTTCTAAAAAGTAAAAATTAAGTTTGATGGGTGTCGTTCCCCGTCAAAACCCGACCTGAGTATGTCGTGATAAAACTGCTCACTTTTTATGAGCTCTGAAGTGCACGGCGCTCGCAGCTTTGTTATCCGACTGTTACAAATAACTTTGCCAAGTTGCTTGACAATGCAGGGAGATGCTGTAATGTAGATGTTATAGCGAAGAACATTCCGAACGACACAAGGAGACAAAATGACTATCACAGAAGTTCAGCTTTCGACCAAGGAACGCTTCGACATAGCAATGCGAGAGATTCGTAGCGCAGGTGTCGTGGCTCGCAGGAACATAATGACCTGTTGCCGTAGTTGCTACGACGCAGGTGTCGCAGACACCCAGCCAATTATCTGGCACTACGGAGGACAGGGACATCGCCTTGACTTCAACGAGGATTTGACTGGAGCTGCTGTCTACTTCAACCACGACAACCTAGTGGGCGAAGATGGCACACCAACCCAGCAGGGCAGAGCTGTCGTTGAGCACTTCGAAACCAGAGGATTTGAAGTTGATTGGGACGGGACTGAAGCAAAGACCATCATCATCAAGTTCGAGGACTAAAAGGACTCCTGGAGGGAGGGCGAAAGCCCTTCCTTGCACGGGGTAAAAATAACGACAAAGAGAAAGAAGACACCCAAATGTTAGACCAAACAAAAAGCTCTCAAGGCGTTGCAATGTATGCGGAGTTCCGCAGAAACGCGTCAACCTTGCAGATGCTCATCACACCTGATGGCTATGCGGAGTCGGGGGAGATTGTCTCCGCTGCTCTGTATCGCAGAGTGGTGAGCGCCGTCAGCCCCAAGAAACAATGGCGTAGTAGCTTTCTACGCTCACTTGGTGACACCCTCAGCACACCCTTGACCAGCGAGGACGAAAAAGACATCAACATGGACATGCGAATGTCCTTTGCTGTTGGCTGGCTTGACAGCCTTGCTGCAGGAAGCTGGGTCATAGTCAAGGAACCTATTCTGGTTGAAGCGTCAAAGAAAGACATGACGGACATCTCAACCCAGACCACACCGAAGAAGATGCTTTACCGCATCAATCAATCACGCACGGCTCTGGGCTACCCAGAGGATTTGCTTACACCAGCAGTAGCAGAGTAGGGGTAAAAATTGTCAACATTGAAAGAAAGATACGAAGTGTCACTGGCTTCAATCTGGGATTTAGCTACTGAAGTAGTGTCCCAGTCAAGGAACGAGGAGTCGAGTATGGCTCTGAGCGCGAAGGTCAGTCCACACGGCAGGTATGTCGAGCGGGCTTCAGGCGCGGAGCGAGCACCATACAAGAGTAAAAAAAGTGTTGTAGTAGACAACATAGGAGGCGAAGACGAGTATGTTCGTCCGAATGGTGACATCTACTACGCCCGCCCTTGGGGAGCACACACCGATGTAACAGTGCTACGGCAGACCCGTGAGCAGACCTCTAAGGCGTTTTCAGGGGGCGGGGGCTCTCCTATGTTCACTTTGCTCTACGGAGCCCCTGGCTGTGGCAAGACAGCCCTTGTAGAAGCCGCGTTCCCAGACATCTACACCCTGATGGGCACGGGCGACACTGAAGTAGCTGACATGATTGGTGGCTATGTGCAAACACCAGCTGGAGGATTCGAGTGGATAGACGGAGACCTAGTTAGAGCTGCCGAAACTGGAGGCGTTTACTTCATTGACGAGATTGGCTTGATTGACCCTAAAGTGCTGTCCATTGTCTACGGACTGATGGATGGGCGGAGGGAGCTTGTTGTCACGGCAAACCCAGAGCGCGGGAAGGTCAAGGCACATAAAGACTTCTTTGTTATTGCTGCGACAAACCCGCACGCTCCAGGCGTTCGCTTGAGTGAGGCATTGCTTTCTAGGTTCACAGTGCAAGCAGAAATGACCACGGACTGGAGCAGAGCACGCTTGATGGGAGTTCCTACTGGGCTCGTCACTGGAGCGCAGAATCTAGCCAAGCGCATGCTGAGTGGCGAGACCTCTTGGGCACCGCAGATGCGAGAGCTTCTCGCGTTCAAGAGCGCGGAGGCAGTCTTCGGCACGGAGTGGGCAGTAGCTAACCTACTTGCTGCTACCCCAGAGATGGACAGACCAGTAGTTGCAGATGTGCTCGGGAAGGTTTTCCCTCACGAGCCTAAGCCAGCAAAAATCTAGCTGGCACGGGAGGAGAGAGTTCATGGGTGTCCTCTCTCCTCTTCAGCTAACTTTGACACCCAAGTATTTTTATAATAGAATCAGACCACCCGCTGGACACGGGGTAAAAAATTGGAGGACAACAAATGACGCACATTGACTATTCAGTAAATGGACTGGGAAAGCCTGCTCCAGAGTGGTTTCAAGTAGGACGCAGTATTGGCGAGCTTGCAAACACATGGGCTGCTAGACAGGACATCATCGCGCACATTGGCGAGGAAGTCTCTGGAGGAGCTCCTGCTGCTTTCAACCCCAACCTTGCTGAGATTCAGGTATCCACCAACCAAGTATTCGCGGGCGTGAAGCCACACCTAATAGGCGACTTCAATCTGCGGGCTACGCAGTATGAGTTCGCCAAGGCAACAGGCGCAGTAATACACGAAGCCTTTCATGCACGGTTTTCGCACTGGAGCCTTGAAGAAGCAAACGCCGAGCTGAAGCAAGACGAGTTCAAAGGCATGATGCTGCTGGAAGAAGGACGCATTGAGTTTCAGGGAATCCAGGTAGCACCTGAGGGTAAAAATTTCTTACGAGCCTGCGCCATGGACTTAGTCATTGCTGACTGCGAAGAAGCTTTCACCAAGGAGCCGAACACTTATGCTGCTGCGACACTGGTCGCGCTGGTTCATGCACGCATTGACGCGGGGGTTCTTGAAGAAGGTGAAGCCAAGTCCCTAGTAAAGCTGGTCGATGATTATCTCCAGCCCGCCACCGTGGACAAGCTCAGAGATGTCGCACGCAGATTTCAGGCACACAGCCACCACACCAATGCCACACTCTTGTATCCACTTGCACGCGAGTGGGCGGAGCTAGTCCGCGAAGCTGCAAAAGAGAATGGTGACCCAACACCTGAAGAAGCTGCTGATGGCTTTGCTTCCGCGAGCGCCGAGTTCCAAGAAGCGATGCGGGACGCGATGGAAGACCTGAAGTCTTCAGTAGTTATCTCGACAAATGACGACTTAGCTGACCAAGAGACAAAGGAAGAGTGGAAGGAACAGGTCGAAGCAAATCAGAAAAGAGCTGACGAGAGCCAGCAAAACAAGGATGCAGCAAAAGAAATCTTCAGCAAAGGCTCGCACGGGGGTAAAAATTCTACGCGGTCACACCTGGAGACCTCTCGAGCTCCTCTTGCTGAAGAAAGACGAGCTGCTGTTGTTGTGGCAAAGATGTTGGAACAGGCGAAGTATCGCGACAGGTCTCAGACTGATGTCGATTCCGCTACTCCTCCAGGCAGACTACGCACGCGGGCACTGGTTCAGCGCAATGCGATGAGGGCACGCGGGGTGTATCAAGAAGTCGAGCCTTGGAAGAAGACTGTTCGCAAGCAGACCGATAACCCAGACCTAACTGTTGGTGTGATGGTAGACATCTCTGGGTCAATGCACTACGCGATGAAGCCTATGGCGGTCACAGCGTATGTGTTGAGTGAGGCGGTGCGCAGAGTTCAGGGGCGGACAGCAATGGTTTACTACGGCAACTCAGTCTTCCCAACGCTGAAGCCAGGAGAACATCTCAGCGAGGTAAAAATTTATGGTGCCAATGATTCAACTGAAGAATTCGACCCAGCGTTCCGAGCTCTTGATGGCGCACTGAACTTGCTGAATGGCGAAGGCGCACGATTGTTGGTGGTTGTCTCCGATGGGCACTATCGCTCAGACCAGCGTAGCGAGGCGCGGGAGTGGATGAGGCGTTGCGAAGAAGCGGGTGTCGCGGTTTTGTGGATGCCCTTCGACAGCGGGAACACCATAAAGAGTTTGGTCAGGAACCAGCGCGGGGTAACTATCCTTGAGGGAGACCTAGACCCAGTCACTGCTGCGTCAGAGATTGGAAGAGCTGCTGCTACCGCGCTTACAAATGTAGGAAGGCGTAACAACGCCTAAGCCTTTTACAGAACTCTTGGTCAGGAGTATCGTCCTCCCAGTCGTGTCCAACCACCTAGACCAAGACACGGGATGCCTTCGCAGATAACTGCGGGGGCATTCCTGTTACCTAGTTGTTATAAATAACTTCACCCCTGCGTTTGACAAATGTCAGGAAGGTGTGCAATACTCTACTTACGCAACATCCAAGCAACAACAATGAAGGGGAACCAAATGAGAGTAATGCTAATTGAGTCAAAAGTTGACGAACTAATTGACGAACGCTACAAAGACACAATCATGGCTCATGCTGACAAGTTAGTTCACTGGGACACCTTGGAGATTTCGCAAGAGGACTACCAACGATACGAGGATTTACGAACAGAGTTATACGAACTGATAGAGACACTAAAAAGTAACTAATAATTACACAAGAACATAGGATGCCCTCGCAGATAACTGCGGGGGTTTTCCTTTTTCCGACACGATTGAAAAAATAGTTTGCAAATGGACTTGCTATTTTTGCAGGAAGATGCAATACTATCTACACGAACGATGAAAGGGACAAAATGCAAGAGCGAGTTACTTGGGTTGATTACAGTTGGAAAGACTCAGAGATACCTGGAGACACAAAGGCACAAGTTGTCATTCTCAATGACAGCGACAAGTATGAGCAGATGTCTGCGGACGAGAGCTTCGATGAGCGTATCTGGTTCTACTTCCAAGACGAGGCAGAGTTTCAGCGTGCCTTTGATACAAGCAATGACGAGTTTGAGTTTGTAATTACCAGAGAGGAAAACTAATGAGCAAGGTTATTAGAGCAAGCATTGTTTTTAAATACTTGGTGGATGAGGATGAAGTCTTAAGTGAACTTACACCCGAAGAACAAATTGAGTATGTCAAAGAAAATGTCGTAGAAGACATAATGTCTATGGGTTTTGGGAATTCTGATTCCTTACTAGACGCAATTGAAATCAAAGTGCTAGAGGCATAGAAAACTAGTTAGAGAGGGTAAAAATGAACGCCGTAATAATCTGGATTCACTGCTACAACTGCGGAGACCAATTCTCCTGCAAGGAACGCGAATACACTAAGGGAAAGGTATGCGGACAATGTTAGATAACAGCACTAAAGGCTTAGAGCCAGCCACACTAACAGGCTCAGAGGAAGAACTGCTCACAGGAATCTTGGGGCAGATACTAGATGGAATGGGAAACTACAGCGGAAGAATTCTTTCCGAAGTGTCCGAGCTTTACAACAAACTAACCGAAAGAATGTGAGGGTAAAAATGAGCGACAACAAACGAGCACTAATCAAGAAGTATGCAATAGGGGCTATTTTTAGCGACACCGCCGAACTGGGCTTTGACTTCATAATGGAGAAGCTTGAAGAGGGCGAGATACCAGACGAGGCAATCGTCTTCGCACCATACGAGAGCCTAGGAGCCACTGAGCTAGCTAGTCAGGTCGAAGACCAGATAGACACCTTCGCCACCTTCGCTGAGCAACTCTCAGAGTTGGAAGATGAAGACCCTATTGTCTGGCAATCCACTGTTCGCCAGAGCATGGTTGAGGACTTCACCGAAGAACAAACAGGACAACTGGTGAGTGACTTAGATGATTCAGTAGAGCTTGCCTTCGAGAACATTGACATGGGAGAGGAAGACTAATGGCTAGCCCAGATGCAGACAAGATGATTGAGTCTTGGCACAGCAAGACCGACGCGGAGAAGTTCGCAACCATTGGGGTAAAAAATCTAGACAACTGGATTGAGACCATCATAAGAAGTAGCGTTCCTCCGCAACCCGTGAAAGCGCAGGGAGTGATTGACAGGTTCTACAAAGACGAGAAGTTGTTGTGGTCTGTGTAGCGTTATCAATTCGTTACCTAATGGATTTGACAAGTGCAGGAAAGTTCTATAAAGTAATAACTAGTTGAAGAGTTCGACTCCCCAACTACCAGCGAGATAGCCTCTCTGGGTAAATGACATAAAGAAAGAGTGATTGTTATGACAACCACCAAAGTAGTAACAAAGGTAACGCAGGAAATCGTAACTGAGCAGGATTCAGTTGAGTTCGCAGGAGAAGCACGAGTGCTTCTAAACGACTACCTTGCAACCCGTAAGACAATAAACGACTTGGAGAAGACCAAGAAGTTGTTGGAGAAGCAAGTCAGAACCTTGATTGGCAAAGCAGAAGTGGTCACAGTTGATGGCGTAATACGCATTGAAGTGAGTAGCCGTAGCCGTAAAGGAACTGATGTCAAACTACTGGAGGAACTATTCCCAGAAGCGTTCGTAGCCACGCAGGCTACGACGGACTACACGGTGCTGATGCCAAAGTAGTCTCCCTTAGTCGAAGCCCTTCCCTTCCCTCCATTCGGGAAGGGTTTCGCATTTCTAGGGGCGGGGTAAAAAAGTTATTTGAATCTTACTTGCGGGAGCAGCAGGAAGGTTGTAGAATACAACTACACAACTAAAGGAGATTGCAATGGATGAGTTCAAGATTGAAAGCGAAGAGATGGAGATGCTTGGGGAGGCTATGGGATTCTATGTAGCTCTCAAGGCTTCGGCAGTGTCACGCCACAAGATGTATAAGGATGAGAGTATGGACAGGATGTTCCAGAAGATGGACAACTACGCAATGGCAGGCGCTCTATGGACAAAGCTGATGAAGGCACAAGGCATTCCACAAGAGAAAATCACTGAGTATCTACAGCAAGCAAAGAACTAGGAGAAGTAAAAATGGACACAGTAGACGATGTAACTTTGAACAGGACAGTGGTGTTTGTAGGCGACTACTTCACGCTGATGACAACAGTTCAGCTCGATGAAGTGCTACGGCAAGAAGCTGAGAAAGATGACGACTTCGCAATTAGGATTGCTGCCCTTTGGATGGGCGAGCATTACGGGTGGGATGTCCTCGAAGCTGCCAATGATGTTGGGATTGTAGACGAGTAACACCAGCAGAGAAGAAGAAGAAAGAGTTTCCCCAGGGAGGCTCTTTTCTTTTTGCCTAAATTGGCATGGGAGGGGTAAAAATTTAGGTATCATTGAGACACCACACGCTGCATGATGTCTGTCTCGCTGTATGTGATGAGGGGATTTCTGCCTTTCCCTGCACTTTCTCTCCTTCCTCGCCTTTGGGGAGAAGTGTGCCCTGATTATCAGGGTTCGGCGCTCGCAGTACACTAATGGAATGTTAGAACCCGTAATTTTAGCCATTGACACTCACGCAAATGGCACAGCAGCTTCTTTTACAGCAAGCATCATTGATGACCCCAATGACGGGGAAACTAAACTTGTTGTGATGTTCGAGCAAGAAGGGCACATCGCGGTGTTTTCCCTAGACAGGCTTATTGAAGAAGAAGACATCTCCCGTAATAGTCATCTAAACAACGCAGACAAGCTTGAAGAAGTTTTGCGTTCCTTGATTGCATCGCGAAGCAAATAACCCTTCTCTAACCACCTTCTTGCATTCTGCAGGTAGGTGTGGTAGTCTTGGGCTATCAAAAATACGAAAGGACAGCATGAAAAGTGAATTAATCGCAGAAGAAGCCGCAAAGCTATACGAAGAGGGCTTAGCCCTTGAAGCAGTAGCCGAGCAACTGGGAGTTGCATACAGAACAGCACGGAAGGCAGTCTTTGCCCAAGGCGTTGTGTTGCGTGACCCCCACGCCCGACTAGTGGGGCGCACTCGCCCAGATAAGAAGATACAGCAATGAATCTATTGAACCTAAAAGCTCTAAAGAATGTCGTATGGACATCAGTGTTTTCTGTTGGTGCAGTAGTAGGAATTTTGGTATCCGCCATCCTAGGCAACGAGCTCTGGGTGTTGGCGTCAGGATTCATAGGAATTATTAGTGCGGTACTTTCCGCAAGAGAGCAGAGGTAAAAATGTGGCTATTCACTGAAACAGGATTCGTCAGTGTAGTTCAAGACCCGCAGGATAAAAACAAGATGGTAGTGCGTTCTCGCGACAAGTTGTCTTTAGAGCCGCTGGTTGCGTCATACGCGACAAAGGTCATCGAGCTAAAGAACAGGGACTACCCGTACCGTGTCTTCCTTACCCGCCAGCAGTTTGTTGATTGGTTAGTGGAGCTGGGCGAGACCCTGGAGTACACAAACTACAAGACTAGAGCTGGTCAGACCCGCGGACATGACTTTACCCGCCCGCTGCACGATGTTTGGAGCACAATGCTTCAGCTGGAGGACTTAGGCAAGCCGCCTAGGAATCAGCAGTTCAACAACAAAAATAACTCCGCCCCGTACCGCTGGACACAGCAGGACTGGGCAGATGCTGCCAGTGGCGCTCACTATGGGCGGTCGTAGGCGCGGGGACAACCCGATGCGTATTAGTAAAGAAGCAGCAGAAGCATCAATCCTGGCGCTAATAGTTGTCTTGATTGGTGCTTCAGCTGTTGCAAATGCAAGCATTGACCCTAACCCAGAGGAAATCAGCTACAGTACTGGTATTCAGAGCAGCAAAGAATACCTTTTAGCTCCTGGGACACCCGCATCAGATGAAGAAGATGACGCGGCGCTCGCCGCTAGAGGGGTAAAAATTTCTCCTATAGCCGCAGCTCCGAAGCATTTCTACGAACACGAGATGATTGAAGTATTGCTGAGTGTTGGGTTTGAAGGACAAGCTCTGCGTACAGCTTGGGCCGTGGCGATGAAGGAGAGTACAGGAAATCCTTTAGCGCACAATGGCAACAGCAGTGCGGGAGACAACAGCTACGGGCTATTCCAAATCAACATGATAGGAAAGCTTGGAGCTGCACGAATGGAAAAGTACGGGTTGTCTGAGTACGATGACTTGTTTGACCCCTATGTCAATGCACGAATTGCTTTCCAGATGAGTAGCGAAGGCACCAACTGGGGCGCATGGGGTATTGGAGCTAATGCTTATAATGGAAGCACCGAAGGTTCATTTCACAAATGGTACAAAGAGTACCCAAGAGGAGAGTAATGGCTAGTAAATACAAGGCTAACGCGAAAGATGGCGATGGCGATGGCAAGGTCCAGGATGGTACTAAGTTCGAGCGTAAGGTAGGCGAGCAGCTAGATGGCTACAAAGCTGACGCGGTTGATGGCGATGGCGATGGACTAGTACAGGATGGCACGGACTTCGAGCGTGTAGACGAACCAGAAGTGGTCGTTGCATCAGTAGTAGTAGAAGAAGAGCCAGAAGTGGTTGTTGAAGCTGTTGAGGAGAAGAAGGTTGTAGCTCCTACTCCTGCGGCAGCAGCGCCGAAGGGCGACAAAGCAGACCCCAAGTCAGTGCCAACAGTACTAACTTCAGACATCACAGTGTCCCGCGGCAAGATTGTGTTCGAGAGTTTGTACGAACACAACTCACGGTCAGTTGGCGTACTTCAGATTCGTTTGTTGGAGCTGGGCTATGTGGCAGCTGGTTCAGATAATCGCGGTTATTTGAGCGATGGCACTCTTGCAGCTATCAAGGAATTTGCTGGAGACCACGGACTAGAAGCAAATAAGATTGACAACGAGCAGCTTATGAAGTCCATTTTTGCTGGTACTCCAGTAACAGTAGGCACCTAAGCTTCTAAATCAACGCCCAGTACTTCTCTTATTATAGAAAGAGTGCTGGGCGTTGCTGCGTCTGGCGGAGATGCAAGAAGGAAAGGTGGCATCGTGCTAACAAAAAGAGAAAAAGTCGCAACAGTAATTGGGCGAATGATTGCTGTGTTCCTAGCAACGGGGTTGAGCGTGGTTGCAGCGGGTACTATCGCGGGCGTCGAGCTTTGGCAATCGTTCTTGATGGCGGGCATTGGCGGAGTAGCCACGGTGGTTGAAGGACTATCACGGGCGTATCTCAAGGATGGCAACTTATCACTTGATGAAATCAATGAAGTGTTTAGCAAGTCCAAGAAGTAGGTTTGCAGCAGCAGCAACACCGTTTGTTTGAGGAACGAGAAAGCCCCCCAGGAATTTTTACCCTAGGGGGCTTCTTTATTTCTCTTGTGTTTTAGTTTGCTGGATAGAACCCGTGCTTTTCAAAGTGAGCTTTGCGCTCTGCGGCTACTAATTCCTGCTCTGCTTTCGCGGCTTTCTTGTCTGCGAAGTAGTCAAAGATTCTGTCCATCATACGGGGCCACAAAAGCGTACTTTTTTCCTTGCTGTTTATGAAGTTATTTATTCGCTTAGCGGTTCCTATGATTACGCTGTCGGGAAGTCCGTACATTTGGTTCCTCTCTGTCTATGTCTCTATTATGACATACCTTCCTGCACTTTGTCAAGTCAATTTAACATTTCTTTATTACAGTTAGGTAACGAAAAAACCCCCGCTCTCACGGGGGCTTCACGGTGTTTATTCGGGTGTCCCCTTAGAAGGCTATGTAGGTGTCGTGGAAGGCTACGAATAGGTTCCAAGCCCAACCGATTACAACGCGGTGTGTTTCGGTGACTACTAGCCACGCTCCCAAGGTGGCAAGTGTGACTACTAGCGCGAATTGGCGCTTGGCGATTGTTTCTTTCATGCTCTTTCCTTATCTAGCTCACGCTTGAATACTTCGTAGGCAATAAACGCGTCTAGCGCGTTGTCATAGTCCAAGTTGTTCTGCTCGATGAAAGTAGGAATTGCTACGGCGAAAAGAGTTCCACGGCTTTCGGCGTTTAGTCTGACGATGTTGCCCGCAAACTTGATGAAGTCCGAGTACTGTGGGTAGTTGTCCTGAATCCAAGCGTGCCACGGGTTGCTTTTGTTGGCGGAATACTCTGCGATTGTTTTGGTCATTTTGCGTCCCTTCGTCGTTGTGTAGTTACAGTATGGCAGACCTTCCTGCACTTTGTCAAGTCATTTGAGAAAGTTTTTTGTCACAGTTAGGTAACGAAAAAACCCCCCTATTCCTAGGGGGGCTTCGCGGTGTTCGTGTGTGGCGTTAGCCTTTTAGCTCTAGTCTGGCAATAGCTTTTTCTTGAGACTTGATTGCCGCTTCAAGCCTGGCTACATTGTATTCAGAAAAGAACATAGCTGCTAGAGCTGTCTCGTTATTGCTCTTGTCCTGCTTTAGTGATGCAAGGCGGTTAGTGTCGTTGATGTTCATTTTGTACCCCTTCGTTGGTGTTGCGTAAGTACAGTATGCGGTATCTTCCTGCACTTTGTCAAGTCAGTTAGGGAATCTTTTTATTACAGTTAGGTAACAGAAAACCCCGCCATTTCTGACGGGGTTATCGGTACGGGGATTAGTTGAGCATTTGCATAATCTTAGAAACGGCGCTCGCGGTAAGGGGTAAGGTTTCGCCTTCCTCGTCTGTGCCACCCGTTATCGCGATGTTTCCTACTATGTAGTCTGTGCCTGCGCCATAGGTTGCATCCCATAGAACTTGACCAACTTCATTATGCGGTAACCCTTCTAGCTTCCCTTCTTCGTGAAGCCAAAGCGTAAGTTCTTCGCTTAGCGCTACGGCTTGTAGATAGCCCCCAACAGCTTGTACCAAGCTGTCATAGGTCACTAGTTCCATAGAGTTGATTTCGTTTGCCGTTGTTACTTGTAATCCTGCGGTTGTCATTTTGTCCTTCCCCCTTGCGGGTGCGGTGAGCTTTTTCGTTCGTGAGATTTATAGTAGTGCATCTTCCTGCTGTTCGCCAAATTTATTTTGTAGGGGCTTGCCTATTGAGAACTAAGAACATCAACGCCATAGATAGCTATGCGTGGTGTCTGATTTAGTGAAGGGGTTCTTAGATTCTCAGAACCTACGCCCTATAGCTCTGCAAAAAGGCATAGACACTTATCTAGGAATTCCTAGGCTTAGCCCCTAGAGCAAGCTCTCAAACATTACCTAGGTGGTTTATAAGCTTTGTCAAAGCTTGGGATTCCTAGCTCGATGTATCAAGCACTAATAGTTTGTAGATTCAAACAAGTATTAGTCCTAGATAGCAAAACTATTTCTTTGTGAGACACCTAGTTCCTAGCCCAAACACTTTATAAAAAATAGTTTGTAAATAAATGTTTCTTTGCTTGCTAAAAATAACCCCCCCGCTAGGCGCTACAGCAGCGGAAACAGCGGATAGCAACAAAGGCTTTTTGATGCTCTGGATTTCTGCGACAGGAAGCGCCCGACCTTGCGGAAAAAATCAGGAAACGATTCAAAAAATCTTGAAATATAACGACAGCCCACTCGCAGCTAAAATTCAAAAAAAGATAAGGTTCATTCTTTCGACTCTGCCGTTCAACATTCTTCGGACTCTCGCCCCTGTACGCTTTCTCAAAACCCTGTACCATAGAACAATGAGCCCAAAGACATTGCTTCCTCAGGACGAAGTGAACTTCATCAGTTCGCTTTCCCGCCCTGATGCTGAGGCGCGTCTTAAAGCTCTCTGGGATGCTGGCTGGTCTCTTTCCATTCTTGGGGAGTCACTCGAGCCCAAGCGCCCTAAGACTACGATTCATTGCTGGGTAAAAAGAGCAGAAGCAGTAAAACAGTTCCGCGAGATACCCACGCCTCCGCCCCGCAGCCTTACCACTGCGACTCCCACTAAAAAAGCTCCCCGACTGCGCTCAGTTTCCCCCAACGTTCCGCCAGACATGAAACCGCGCCTAAAGGAGCTAGCTAAGCTTGCAAAGCGTTATCGCGCTCGCACGACTTCAGATTCTCCCTTTGCTAAAGCCAACCGAGACCTCACCGCAATGGCTGTGGCTCTCAGAAGCATGGGCGTCCCCACAGCAAAGATTGCTACAGCCGCTGGGGTTTCATACCGCGCTATGGCCAGAAGACTGAGCAAGTGAGAACTTACACTACCCAGAGCGGCACCTACACAGAAGCTGAGCTAGCTGTTGTTATTTGGATGAACCCTAAAACTAAGACTTCAGCCCAGTCTCGCTTTCTTGAGACTATGACCGCTGAAAATTCACGTTTTCCCATGGCCTTTCCGCTCAAGACGCTTATAAAGAACCGCGACTGGCAAAATGCCACTCTTATTCGTACCAGAGACGAAGTATTCGAGTTTATCCGCTCTAGCGAGCGCACCCGACCGCTGATAGTTCCGCTTCCTATTGCCAAAGAGGCTTTAGGTTGGGAGGACTTCTATATCCCATCGGAGTACACCAAGTAATGGCAATAGTAAAAACAATGGACGTTTTCCCAGCAATCATCAGGTTGGCTCCTCCAGGCTCCCTTTCCGACATAACTGAGCTAAACATCATTGGTGACGTTCCACAGGGGACCAGAAGAGTTGATACCGCCAGAGCTGTGGTTATTCAGGACACGCTAATTATTGGCGTTGATTCTCCAGAGGGCACTCAAATCGTTTTCAAGGAGAAAATCACGCAATTAGAGAAGCTGGACAAGATTCACTACATTTTGACCGAGTCAGGTAAGATAGTGGCTGTTGCTAAGGATAACAACTGCGGCTGCGGTACTCGCCTTCGCGGTTGGAACCCGTACGGCGCTTTCATAGCTTCCAGTCAGGACCCCGAATGACACTATTTGAGTTTGTAATCATCGGACTAGCAGTATTCCGACTCAGTAGGCTCATCACAACCGACGTTATCTTCGAGCCCCTGAGAAATCGCTTCTGGAAAAAACACCCCCCGCAGAGCAGCAAGCTTGGCTATTTAATAACTTGTGACTGGTGCACCTCTATTTGGGTCGCATCACTAGTTGTACCATCCGTTATCATTATCCCAGTACTTGTTTACGTCTACGCCGTTTTTGCGGCGTCGGCAATAGCAGGCCTGTTGACCGCGTACGAGCAAAAATAACTTGTATTCCGCAACTAATTGACGAGGAGACCGCCCAATGGGTGTATTTAAAAGAGAAGAGCCAGCACAGGAGCCAGTAGCTCCAAAAGCTAGCGCTAAAAAATCTAGCAAAGGCAAGCCTTTCGGGAGCTCAAGACTTCCACAGCCAGCTGGTGCATCTTTCTTCTTCAACGCCCCAACTCCCGTTCCCTTTAACTCTCCCCGCGCCCTTACGGCTGCTGCCTCGCAAGTAAAAATGAATGACAAGGCCGAGTTCGAGCAGTTTAAAGCACGTCGCTCCGCTTCTTCCTCCGCTTGGCAGTCAGAAGCTTGGGAGTACTACGACGCAATTGGCGAAATTAAATACGCCTTCAACTTAGTTGCATCCGTTGTCTCACGTATCCGCATCTTTGCGGCTGCAATTGACGACCCAAGCCAGTCTCCTGTTGCAGCGAGCGAGTCCACCTCAATTGACCAGAGCCTTGCCTCAGCCGCAGAACGCGCACTTTCCCGCCTCAACTCCGCCTATGGTGGACAGCCAGGTCTTTTGAAAGATGCTGCCCTCAATCTTTCAGTTACTGGCGAATGCTACCTAGTTCAGATGCCAGCCCGTAGAGGAACTGGAGAGCCCGAGTCTTGGGACATCCGTTCCGTTGATGAAGTTGTAGCTGACGGTAGCGGAAACCTAAACGTTATTGGACGCCGCGAACAAGGCACAGGGCAGGGTGGCGGAAAGAACTCAGGAGTTGTTAACTTAGGCAAGAATGCTTTCGTTGGCCGTATCTGGCGCTCACACCCTCGCTACTCAGACGAGTCCGACTCGAGCCTGCGCGGTCTATTGGACATGTGTGCCGAGCTACTTTTGCTCAACCGTACTTTCCGTGCAACCGCTCGCTCACGCCTAAACGCTGGCGCTCTTTACTTGCCAGACGGTCTTTCCGTAGCTGCACAGGGCGACCCTGCAAACTACCCTTACGATTCTGAAGATGGAATTGGCGCTGGCTTCACAGCTGAGGAAGCAGAAGACGAGTTTGAAGAGCAGTTGATGGACGCGATGACCACGCCGATTCGTGACGAAGAGTCCGCATCTGCAGTTGTGCCCCTGATTATCCGTGGACCCGCTGAGCTTGGCGATGCTATCAAGCAGTTCAAGTTTGAGCGTTCGTTCGACCCAGCACTAGCTGAGCGCTCTGACCGTGTACTAGAGCGTATCTTGCAGGGCCTAGATGTTCCTAAGGACGTTGTAACGGGGCTTGCCAACGTTAAGTACTCCAATGCGCTCCAGATAGACGAAGCTCTTTATAAAGCCCACATCGAGCCTTTGATGCTCCTTATTGTTGACGCCCTAACAGTTGTCTACTTGCGCCCGTACCTAATGGCCAACGGCTACTCAGCAACAGAAGTTGCCCGTATCACCGTTTGGTATGACCCTTCAGCCGTTTCTACACGTAACGACAGGGCAACCGATGCTGACGCAGGCTTTGACCGCGGAGCAGTGTCTTACGACACATGGAGACGTGCGCACGGCTTCTCGGACCAAGATGCGCCTACTCCTACAGAGCTTGCAATACGTATGCTTCAGGAAAAGGGCTCGCTAACTCCAGAACTTACCGAAGCGATGCTTGGCGCTGTTTCCCCAGAGATTATGAATGCAGTTCGTGCAGCACAGCAAGGCCAGTCCGTTGCTCCGTTGCCAACTGAAGTTGAAGAGGTTTTGAAAAGAGCAGCCGCGGGCGAGCCTGCCCCTGAAGAAGAAGCTAACTAATTATGGAAAAAAGGGACGAGCTAGCTAAGGGGCAGGGCAACGTTCCTATGCCTCAACCAACTTCGTCAATTACCGTTTCTGATAAGAACAGCCTTATCCGTACTCTGTCCACTCTAGAGAATGAAGTTCACGAACTTCGCAAGAGCATCAGACAAGAGTATTCATCCGAGGAGCTTTCCAATAGCCCATGCTGGGACGGCTACGTCCAAATAGGAATGAAGAAGGGTAAAAACGGTAATCAAGTTCCTAACTGCGTTCCTGCTACTACTTCAGCTATCGCCGAAGCTGCAACGTTTGCCGCTGAGAACAGGCCAGCTGCCCCTGAGGGCTTCCACTACATGCCAGACGGTGCACTAATGCCAGACTCGGCACACGACGAGAATGCCCCAAGACCAGAAGCTCCCGAAGGTTATCACTACATGCCAGACGGAAATCTTATGTTGGACTCTGGGC